GATCGTTCAGGAACAGGTGGACAACACGGCCGGGGCTGACGGCGCGCTCAATGTGCCGCTCAAGCGTGGCTTGTGGCGCGTCGCCAACTCGGCGGGCGCGGACCAGCTCACGCTGAAGGACATTGGCGCGAACGCGTACATCGTCGATGACCAGACCGTGGCCAAGACGGATGGCGGTGCCACGCGCTCGGTCGCGGGTGTCGTGCGCGACGTTGACCCGGCTGGTGTCTGGGTCGAGTTCTGACCGACACCCACGCAGTAACCCCCCGCTCACTCTGTAAGGAACGTTCATGGAAATCAACCGCGCCAATTTGCGCCAACTGTTCACGGGTTACAACACCGTGTTCCAGCAAGCTTTTGCTGGTGCGCCATCGGACTGGGAACGCGTCGCGATGGATGTCCCGTCGTCGACCTCGCAGGAAGTCTATCCGTGGCTCGGCCAGACCACCCGCTTTCGCGAGTGGATCGGCGATCGCGTTATTCAGAACCTGAAGACGCACGACTTCACCATCAAGAACCGCTCGTTCGAGAACACTGTCGGTGTCGATCGCGATGCAATCGAAGACGACACGTACGGCATCTATAAGCCGGTGATCGCGCAGCTCGGGCTCGACGCGAAACAGCATCCGGACGAACTGGTGTTCGGTCTGCTGTCGCAAGGCACGTCCCAGCTCTGCTACGACGGCCAGTACTTCTTCGACACGGACCATCCGGTCGATACGGCAACCGGCACCGCGTCGGTGTCGAACTTTCAGGCGGGCACCGGACCGACCTGGTATCTGCTGGACATGACGCGTGTCGTCAAGCCGCTGATCCGCCAGACGCGCAAGGCATACAACTTCGTCGCGATGGATCAGGAAACCGACGAAGCGGTGTTCACCAGCAAGCAGTTCCGCTACGGCGTCGACGCGCGATGCAACGTCGGCTTCGGCCTGTGGCAACTGGCGTACGCGTCGAAAGCGGATCTGACCGAAGACAGCTACGAAGCCGCCCGCGCTGCGATGCAGGAATTCAAGGGCGATAACGGCAAGCCGCTCGGCATCCGTCCGACCCTGCTCGTCGTCCCGCCGTCGCTCGAAGGCATCGGCCGGAAGATCCTGAACGCCGACGCCAACAACTATGGCGCGACCAACGTGTGGAAGGGCTCGGCGGATCTGCTGGCGACCTCCTGGCTGGCGTAACCGAATAACACCCCGGCGAGAGACGGCCGCGCGACGCCGATAAGCGCGGAGGAAGGCAGTCCCGGAGCTGCGGCAAAAGGTGGGCTCCGGTCACATTGAACAAACAGGAGTGAGTAGATGAGCAAGCGCAAACACCCGGCCATCCACGTGGCGGCCACGCGGGAGAATTTTCGACGTGGCGGCCATGTCTTCGGCACCAAGCCGGTCACGCTGCCGCTGGCGGCGCTTCATCCGGACGCACACGCTGCGATCGTCGCGGACCGGTCTCTGGTCGTCGTCGAAACGGCCGTGCACCTGGACGAAGCGCAAGCGGCGGCGCTCCCGCATCACGACGCAAAGCATGTGAAGCTGGCGGCGGCAAACATCGACACGCTTGCGCCGATCGACGAAGACCATGCGAAGCGTGCCGTGGCATTGGCCGACATCGAAGCCGAACTGAAAGAACGCGAGGCGGACATCACGCAGCGCGAGGCGAAGCTCGATCAGCGTCAGACCGAACTGGACGCTGCGGCCGACGCGCTCAAGCGCGCGCAGGCCGACCTCGACGAGCAGCGCAGTGCATTCGAGGCGCAGCGCACCGCCCTCGGCACGTCGGTGAATGTTAGCGCTGAAGGTGTGGCGCACGTGGTTGCAACTCAAGCCGCGAAGAAGAGAAGCTAAACCATGTACGCAACCGTCGACATCATGACGGCCCGCTTCGGGCAGCGCGAGGTGCTCTCGCTGTCCGATCGCGATGGCACCGGCGAGGTCAACGCCACGGTGCTCGCCGATGCGCTGGACGATGCATCGAGCGAGATCGACACGTACCTTGCTGGCCGCTATGCGCTGCCGCTCGATCCCGCGCCGAAGATGCTGGGCGGGATCTGTTGCGACATCGCGCGCTATCGACTGTGCGGTGGCGAGACCGTCATGACCGAGGAAATCCGGCAACGCTACAAGGATGCGGTGAGCTTCCTCAAGCTGGTGGCCTCAGGCGATGTGACGTTGGGCGTGACGGCCACAGGTGCCGTCGCGCAGCCCGACAACCCTATCCAGTTCGTGACCGGCACACGCGTGTTCGGTCGTGAGAACCGCTAAAGCCATGGCGTACGTACCGATCATCACCGCCGTCGAGCTGGCCATCGTCGATCGCCTCACGCGCGGCCTCGGCCGGATGGTGAAGGAAGTGAAGACATATGGCGGTGAGTTCGATGACGAAGAGCTGGATACGGTTGTGCGGCGCTTCCCTGCTGCGTGGGTGACCTTCGGCGGGGTGAAGCGCACCGACCCGGTATCGACCAGCCGCGCGAAGTGGAAGGCAGAGGCGGTCTTTGTCGTGATGGTGGGATCGCGCAGCTTGCGCAACGAACAGACGAGCCGCCACGGCGGCCCTGGGCAATCGGAGATCGGCACGAATCTGCTGGTTTCGGCGGTGCGCCATCTGCTCAACGAGCAGGACATGGGCCTGCCGATCCGGAACCTTCAGCCGGGATCGATCCGCACGCTGTTCAACACCAAGGTCCGCGACGATGCGATGTCCGTGTACGCGCTTGAGTTCCGGACTGCATGGGTTGAAGACACGCTCTTTCTCGGCGCGTTTCCGCAGGGCGCAGTCGAAGGGCCGCTCGGCGCTGTGTTCGAACAGTATGACGGCCACCTCGATCCCGAGACGCCTGACTGGAAGACCACGCTGTTGAGCTACTTCCTCAAGCCCGGTACCGAGCGCCCGGCCGACGCGCAAGACCTTGTAGACATGCCACAGGAGTAAACGATGAAAGTGATTGCCCGAAAAGGCTTGCGCGTACCGAAAGAACGCGCGCCGCGCCAGTACATCACGGACGCTGAGTCTGTCGACGTGCCGGACACCGCGTACTACATGCGCCGCGTGACCGATGGCGATCTGATCGTCAAGCCGGCCGCCGCAACACCGGACGCCGCCGCATCGGACGCGGCAGCTGAAGCAACGAGTGCCGGCGCGGTTGTGGCCGGTGACAAAAAGACCGCGAAGGGAGCGTAATTCATGTCCAGCGCTAACATCAGTTTCGACAGCATCCCGTCGAGTATCCGCAAACCCGGCAAGTACTTCGAGTTCAACACGAAGCTCGCGGTGCGCACGCTGCCGACCAACGCGCAGAAGCTGCTCATCGTCGGTCAGCGTCTCGCCGCCGGCAGCGTGCAGGCACTGCAGCCGACGAACGTGTTTTCGGGAGATCAGGCCGCACTTTACTTCGGTGCCGGTTCTCTCGCGCACATTGCCGCTGTCGCCGCGATTACCGCCAATCCCTACGTCGCGCTCACGGTGATCGGTGTCGACGACGCAGTGGCCGGCCAGCCTGCGGTGGGCACTGTCGTGTTTGCCGGCACCGCCACTGCGGACGGTGCATTCGCGCTTTTTGTCGGCAACAAGCGCATCGACATCCCGACGTACACCGGCGACACCGCAGCCGTGATCGCGGCGCGTATGGCGGACCAGCTCACGCAGAACACCGCGTTGCCGGTCACGGCTGCCGCGCCCAACGCAACCCTAACGTTGACCGCGAAGAACAAGGGCGACGCTGGCAACGGCATTGTCGTCTCGCAACTCAACCAGACGAACGGCGTAACCGTGACGGTTACGCCGCTTGCGGGCGGCTTGAACGATCCGGACATCGCGCCCGCGCTTGCGGCCGTGTTCGGCGCGCAGTACGACATTTATGCGGTCTGCTATCCGACGCAGGCGACGCTGACCAAGCTGCGTACGCACCTCGACAGCATCTCGGGTCCGCTCGAACAGCGACCGGCGATCGGCGTTGCGGGTACGCCCGGCACGTTGGCGGCCGGCACCACGCTCACCGGCCAGATCAACGAAGGCCGGATCACGGTCGGCTGGCATCCGGGTTCGGTGTGTCTGCCAGCCGAACTGGCTGCAGTGTATGCGGCGGTGATCGCGAGCGAGGAAGACCCGGCGATGCCGCTCGATACGCTCCCGCTCACCGGGCTCGACGTGACACCGCTGACTTCCCGGCCGGGCCGCACCGAGCAGGAGAACGCACTCAACAATGGCCTGACGCCGTTTGAGGTAGGCCCGGGCGATGTGGTGCAGATCGTGCGCGCCATCTCGACCTATACGAAGGATGCGCAAGGCATCGACGATCCGGCGCTGCTCGACATCACGACCATCCGCACGCTCGACTACACGCGCAAGGCAATGCTCCAGCGCATCGCGCTGCGGTTCCCGCGTTCGAAGCTGTCGGAGCGTACGCCGCCCAAGGTGCGCAGCGAGCTGCTCGACGTGGCGTACAAGCTCGAAGAGCTGGAGATCCTCGAAAACGTCGATGCGAACAAGAACAGCCTCATTGTGGAGCGCGACGCTCAGGATGTGAATCGACTGGACGCGGCGATCCCGGCGGATGTGGTGAACGGCCTGCACGTGTTCGCCGGCCGCATCGATCTGCTGCTCTGATCGGCTCCCGGAATTCCGGCTAACTCATAGGAGCGCAACATGGCATTGGAAGAATACGTCGGCGCGGTAGTACTCGAAGTCGACGGTGTAGAAGCCGAGGTGGTGTCAGTGAGCATCACCTCGCAAACCGGCAAAAAGCCGGTCAAGACGATGAACCGTACGGGCCGCGTCAAGGGCTTTTCGCGCGGCATCGAATCGCACGAACTGAAGGTAACCGTGGTGATTCCGTTGACCGGCGACGACATCGACTGGTTCAACATCGAGGGCGGCAAGCTGACTCAGTTTCCTGTCTCCCCGGGCGGCAAGCGTGTCACCTATCAGGACTGCGTGACCATCGATTGCAGCGAGCAGTACACCGCTGACAACGAAGCTCGCCGTGATCTCACGCTGTTCTCAACTCGCAAGGTGGATGAATGAATCTGACCGAAAAAGGATCGCTGGAATACGGCGTCGAATATCCGGCCGGCAGCGGCGAGCTGCACTACGACTTCGAGATCCGTGTCGGCACGATCGGCGACAACATCGCCGCATACGAGCGGCCCGAAGTTATCGGCGGCGGTGTTTCGAACATGCGCGTCAACGCGATCATTCTTGCGGACTGCCTGCTGTCGCTTGGCACGATCCCGAAAGAATCGATCACGCCCGAGCTGCTCGATACCGCCGTCGACGCTGACTACGATGTATTGATCGCAGCACAGGACTCGCTCAAAAAAAAGCGGAAGCGGCCGAAGCCGGCCGCCGAGATCTCCGCCTCGCCGGACTCCTCCTCGCCCAGTACGGAGTCTCAGACGAGCGGTTCCGCCAGCTAAGCGGACCGGAGCTGGAGGGATATCTTGCCGCGATAGCCACGCTTCGCGGCAAGAATCCACGTAAGGGGGTGCCCGGCACCACGACGCGCACCGTTAAAAGTTTGAGGCGCTGGCGTCCAAAGGTTAAAAGCAAATAATGTCCCGGGATCTCGAAGTTGGCCTGACACTGCGATTGCGTGATCAGGCATCCGCCCCCGCGCAGCAGACCGAGCGCAACGTACAGCGCGTCGTTCGCCAGACCGCACAGACCTACGCCGACGCATCGCGCGTCGCCGTTTCAACAAGCCGCATGCTGTACGACGTGCGCATGTCGCAATCGGCTCGCACAGAGCAGTCGGTACAGCGCAACGTGCAGCAGACCGAAGCCGCCTATGTGCGCGCCGACCGCAACACGATCACTTCCTCGCAGCGTCTCGCGAGCGCCCGCGAGCAGATCGGCGTGCGGTCAGAGCAAAGCATCCGGCGCGAAATCGACCAGACTGTTGCAGCGTACAACCGCCTTCATCGCGCGGGGTTTGCTTCAGCCAATGAGCAGGCGCGTGCGTTCTCTTCGCTGAGCG